TGGCAAGGGCTTCCACCTATTAATAAATCAATTTTTGGTAAGTCACCACCTTTTATTTTTGTAATATCTCCAAGCCTGTTACTTTTATCTTGTGGGTAGTTCTTATTAGCTATTTTTATAGCGTAATCTTTAATTTCACTACTAAAGTAATTTACAGTTTTAATATTCGCTTTTTCAAGTGCAATTCTTCCGCAACTCATTCCATCAAATAAACTTAATACATTCATAATCTTTTGTTTTTAATTTTGTTTTTACTATTAATTCCATACTAATGCTAACACTTTTTATATGTCATGGCAAAAAAGCCAAGCCACATACAATAAACGTTAGCCACAATACACAAACAGCTTTTCTGTCGGCTTAGTTTTGTGCTTTGCATTCATATTAGTTGGTAGTTCTACGCTATGTAGCATTTCAAAGTCTTTAGGTGCATTATATTCGCTTACAAAAACTTTGTGTCCTTCTTTTGTTTTAACCCTACACCATTCCCAAAACTCAACATGGTTAAATTTATCTTTATATCCTGCAACACCTTCATAGGGTGGGTCGCAATATATTATACTATTACTTGGTAAAATCAATTCGTCATAAGAACCGCTAAACACTAAAGCCCCTTGCAACTCCGCTATTTGTTTAATTAGGTTTTTTCTTCCTTCCATTGCGTAGTTAGTCCCTCTTTTGTTTCTAGCATAAGTTCCAAACCATGTACTTCCAAAAGTTAAAGCAACACCACAAAAACCCACTAATTCTTTTGGGTAGTTACTTTTATTACTCTTAATGTTATTATACTGTTCTTCTGTAACTTCATTAGGCGGTTGCCAATTTCTATTTATTAAAGCGTCCCACATTTCTGCAACGTATTCGTTAAAATCGTTTGCAATTCTATTTCCAGTTACCTTGCAAATCATATTCATTCCACCTGCAAATGGTTCAATATAATACTGTTCTTCTTTTCTATCTTTTAGTATTATTGGTAATAATTCTTTTGTAAGTCTTCTCTTACTTCCCATATATTTCATAATCTATTTATTTTAATTCGTTAATAGTACTGTGGCTAACACTAAATATATGGCATAGAAAAAACGCCACATATTTTAAACGTTGTAGGCAATTATGCTTTAATCATAAATACGTCATTACAATCTTTGCACCTAACCCATCCTTTAATCTCTGGCTCTGTATTTTTACAACCACATAACTGTTCGCTTTGCCCTACAACATCAGGTATAGCAAATAATTTTATTATACTTTGTGCTAAATTATCATACTCGCTATCTGCAATACATCCCTCTAAGCTTTCAGTCACTATTCTTGAATCTTCGTAGCTTCTTATTATCTTTAATAATTCTTTTTTCTTGTTCATAATCTTTTGTGTTTTAAATCCATAAAATTAAATGCCATACCCAAACCGTTATCTGATGCAAATATATAAATTTATAACTACTTACAAAATTATAATAAACTTATTTTTAAAAATTGTTGTATATTTACATAATTCTAAATTAGACTTATGAACACAGCAAGAGGTAGTAAATTAAGTAAGAAGAAAAAACAAAGGTTAATAGACTTGTATTCCAGCGAAAGACCTAAAAAAGAAGTTCAAGAAATTTTATCTAAAGAATTTAATGTTAGTGAAAGACTAATAAGAGTTTATGCTAAAGAGTTTGGTTTGAATGTTTTGCGTAAAAACATTATTACTGAAAAGGTAATGGTTTATGACATTGAAACAAGCAGGGTAAAAGTAGATGCTTGGTGGACTGGTAAACAATATATAAATCATAAACAACTAAGAAGCGAACCGACTATTATTAGTATTGCTTGGAAATGGATCGGAAAAGATGAAGTTTATTCTTTGACTTGGGACAAAAACCATTGTGATAAATCAATGATGAAGAAGTTTTTAAAAGAATACAATAAAGCTTCTATGGTTGTAGGTCAAAATAATAATTCTTTTGATAATAAGTGGATTAATACAAGGGCTGCAAAACATTGCTTACATGTAGATAGATTTGTTAAAAGTTTTGATATTTACAGAATGGCTAAAAGGTATTTTAGAATACCATCCTATTCAATGGCTTATATGGCTAAATATTTTGGATTAACACTTAAACAATCTCATGAAGGAATGCATATGTGGGACATGATAGAATATGGAACGCCAGAAGAAAAGAAAGAATACCTACAAAAGATGGTAGATTATAATGTTGGTGATATTGTAACTACTGAAGAACTTTATTTAACTTTAAAACCTTACTTTGCAGCAGTTACAAATGAATCTGTAAAAATGGGATTACCTAAATGGGGTTGTCCAGTTTCTGGATCATTAAATGTTAAGTTATTAAAAACAATATTTACTGAACAAGGAACTGTACAAAGAATATTATATTGCGAAGAAAGTGAACACCAATTTAAAGTAAATAATAGAACATACATGGACTTTCTACAGCGTGGAATGTCAAAATACTGGGAAGAATGAAAGCAAGCGAAGAAAACAAAGATAAATACATGAAAGGAGAAACACCTTCTTATTATTTGGGTAAATACAAATCTATTAAAGCAATAGATGTAATATTTGATTTTGAGCTTTCACATTGCAAAGCTTCAGCATTAGAATATATTTTAAGAAGTGGTAAGAAGGATGATGAAAAGCAAGATATAAAGAAAGCTATTAATCATTTACAAATGTATCTGGACCATCTAAATGAGATTTAAAGCTTATGTACCCTACAGCCAAATAGATATAGATATAATTGAATCTATTGGTGGACAATTCCAAGAATTTTATCCTACAGTAGCAGTATTAAGGGAAGAAGAACCTTTTGCAGACTATACACTTATAGAAGTAGATGGTTTATCTATTCAATTAGATTGTGGTGAATGGTTATCTATGGATTCTATCAGTTTAAACTAATAAACAAAACTTTTTTTAAAATTATTATAGTATACAGATACTATAAACAATACATTATCAAAAATAATTAAGTTTTTCTATTGTGATGTCATAAAGATGTCATATATTTGTAGTCTAATAATTAAAACAAATAAATATGATAAGGTTTACTTTAAGAATTTATGATAAATTACTTCATAAGAAATTTAATGAATTGGCAAGAAAGAATAATAGGAGTTTTAACTCTGAAGTTTTGGAAGCAATGAAACAAAGACTTGATAAAAAATGAAAACATACATTCTATATAATATTGACTATAATTTATTTAAAATAGGTGTTTCTAAAAATGTCAAAAGGAGAGTTGCTGCAATTAATATTAAACACAAGTCTACTAAATTGATATGTACTATAAATTATAACCTCGAAAATCATCTTCACTACATCTATAGCAAATCAAATATTAATGTTTATAATGAAAGGGAATGGTTCTATTTAGATGATTTAGACCTTGATTTTTTACTAAAACTATCAAGGCTAGATGATTATAAGCTTGATATGGTGAGCAAAGTTTTTACACAAGAAAGATTGTTGGATTCTAAAAATTTAGATGTTGTAAATAAGAATATAAGAGCAGCACAAAATAAACTTAAATCAATTAATGATAGAATTAACAAATTGATTATTGATAAAAGAAAAATTAATTATAAAAGAAGAATTATAATGATGAAAAAGTTTAGACTAATGAGTATAATTAACATTTAAACAACTTAATATAAATGACTAGATTAGAAATAGACCACCAGCAAGAATACCAAACTAGAGTATTTTATTTTAAAACTGATTTTAAAGGAACTATACACTATCCAACTAACATTAATTTTAATCATAATCTATTTGTAGGAACACAAGAAGAATATGATAACATTTGCAAAGAATATCTATATGGCAAAGAGGATGAATTTAAGATAATAGGAGTGCATAGATTTGATACTTACGAAGAACATAGAAAAATATTTAAAACACCAAGATAATGGAAAAAGAAGAACTAAACTATTCAATTCAAACTGCTTTAAGATGTGAATTTGATTTAAGCTATAAAGAGCGAATGATTCAAATTTACAAAACATCTAAGGCTTTAGGATATGAAGAACAAGCTTTTGAAATGAAGCAAGATATTGAACATGATTATAATTTAATAATAGATTAAGATGGATTTAGAAAAACTAAAAGAAGAAATACCTTTTAAATGGAGGGTTCAAAGTGCTAATAAATGGGGTGCAAGTTGTGTAGCTTATATTGATGCTAGAGATGTACAAGATTTATTAGATAAAGTTTGTGGTGCTGAAAATTGGAGTGTAAAATACCAAGAACATAAATCTAACTTATTTTGTTACATAGGTATAAGGGCTGTAAATCAAATGGTTTGGAAGTCGGACTGTGGTACTGAATCTAATGTAGAGAAACAAAAAGGAGAAGCTTCAGATGCTTTTAAAAGAGCTGCTGTAATGTGGGGTGTTGGTAGATTCTTATATTCTAAAAAAATAGTCAAGTTACCAGTAAGAGAAAATGGTAAAGACTATAAGGGAAACCCAAAATTCACACCTTATTCCGAAAAGACTGGAAAATTCATACAAAGTGCTGAACAAATAACTAAATGGTGTAATCAACTAAGTAAATAGATATGAGAGAGCTAGATAAAGAACTAAGTGATGTTAATGAAGAACTAATAAAGGTTCTAAACGACCAAATAAAGATACAAGATAAATACATTGAATTTTTAAAAGCTGAAATTGTAAAACTTAATAAAGAACTAAAGAAATGAAAAACACATTTAAAAAACAAGATTCTAAAGGTAGTAAACTACCAGAAGAAATAGGGAAAGGATTAAATAAAACATTCTGTAAAGAAGTACTAGAACAAAGAACTAAATCAGATACTTTAAGAATTAGATGTACACCTTTTGAAAAAGAAAGACTTTTAAATTACTGTGAAGCAAAAGGAATTAATATGTCGGATTTATTTAGACCAACTTTAGAAAAAATAGTTAAAATTAAAACTTACTAAAATGAGAAACGCAAGTATTATAATGATTGCTATCTGGTTTTTATTAGCAGCATATTTTTATAAAGAATATAAAACAAGTGAAGCTGAAACTTTAGATATTTTGGATCAATATGAAAAGCTTTTAATTCATACAGTTCAAGTAGAAGGTAGATTAAGAGATTATACACAAATATCTTTAAAACTAAATGACATTTGTAATATGTATAAATCTAGTACAGAAGCTAAATTAAAAGATGATGAATTACAAAATTTATTTCAAAAAGTAAACTAATGAAATACGACTTGTTAAATAAAGAAGATATAAGAGCTTTTAATGGAAAGGTCGACTATTGCCTTTTAAAAGGAAAGAAAGTTGATTTAACCGTACCTAGAACTGGAAACCAGAACAGTTCTTTGCATTTGTTCTTCAC